GACGAACGCAACGAAGAAGTGAAAAAAATTACACGGTCAAAACGATACAAAGAGATCGAAAAAGACTTGCTGGACGAATTGGAAGCGAACGGAACTTGCGGCAAATTCTTTGAAGACATGGTGCAAGATTACATGGCAATGTACGTCACAAAAACCCTGCTTGTCAAAGATATTCAAAAGCGCGGAACTATCGTTGAATACAACAACGGCGGCGGTCAGTGCGGCTTCAAGAAAAATGAAAGCGTGGATATGTTCAACAAGACAAACGCGCAAATGCTGAAGCTTCTTTCCGAACTGGGATTGAAGGCAAGTGCTGCCGTGATAGGTGGTGGCGACGATGAAGACTTCGTATTGTGATGTGCCAGAGATTTACGACTATATAAAACTGGTCGAAAATGAAGGAAAAAACGGTCAAAAAAGGGCGTGTTTATACCAAAAAAAGTTAATAAAATTCGTCAAAAATGTGTTCAAAAATGAAAAATTGACCATAAAAACAGACCAGCTACAACAATACATGGGATTGCAGAAATATTTTGACTTCGGATTGTTTGAATGGGAAAAATTCGTGTTCACATTGCACTGTTGCGTGTTCCGCGAAGACGGACTGCCGCGCTTTCCAGACCTTTTTGTCATGGTTGCAAGGGGAGCAGGAAAAAACGGCTATTTAGCTTTTGAAGACTTCGCCTTGATCAGCCCATACAACGACATAAAAAAGTACGACATTGATATTTGCGCCACAGCAGAAGAACAGGCGCAAACATCATTCAACGATATATACGACATTCTGGAGAACTGCAAAAACAAGAAGACAAAAGCGCAACTAAAAAAGATCTTCTACTGGAACAAAGAAAAAATTGTTTGCAGAAAAACTGGATCAACGCTGAAATACCGAACCAACAACGCAAAGTCAAAAGACGGCTTGCGATCGGGCAAGGTAGACTTTGACGAAGTGCACGCATATGAAACATACGACAACATTAAAGTGTTTACAACGGCACTGGGAAAGAAACCGCACCCACGCCGAACATATATAACAACAAACGGCGACGTGTGCGACGGAGTTCTTGACAATTTGCTGGAGAAAGCAAAAAGAATTCTGGACGGAGAAACAGAAGACAACGGCTTTTTGCCGTTTATATGTATGTTAGACGATCCCGAAGAAGTACACGACGAAGAAAACTGGCACAAAGCAAATCCTTCTTTACGTTATTTGCCAAACCTTATGGAAGAAACCAGAAAGGAATACAAAGAATGGCTGGAAGACAGCAGCACTTCAAGCGACTTTATGACAAAGCGAATGAATGTGCGGCAGGGCAACAAAGAAGTGGAATTGACAAGCTGGGAAAATATACTGGCTACAAATCAAGAAGTCGAACCAGTGAAACAGGGAGAATTCGCCGTCGTTGGCATTGACTACACAAAGATCAATGACTTTGCTTCGGCAGGAATATTGACAAAACGCGGTGCAAAATTCGTCTGGGTACAGAAAACATGGGTATGCACAAACAGCGCGGATCTGGGGCGCATAAAATACCCACTGCATGAGCCAGAAGCGACAGGCGAACTGGAATTTGTAGACGCGCCAGAAATAGATCCCGAACTGATAACAGGCTGGATCGCAGCGCAAATGCAAACATATAGTATTCAAATGACCGCGCTTGACGATTACCGCTTCGCGCTTTTGAAAAATGCACTTGCGAAGCTGGGGATCACATACGAAAACAAAAATATAAAACTGGTCAGACCTTCCGACAAAATCAAGGTCGAACCGATAATCGACAGCGCATTCAGAAATCACAATATTGTGTACGGCAATTCGTCGTTAATGCGCTGGTATACGAACAACACAAAGAAAGTCAAGTCGAAGAAATACGGCAATTATGAATATCAAAAGATCGAAGCAAAAAGCAGAAAGACAGACGGCTTTTTTGCATTCGTGGCAGCAATGACACAGGCTGACTTGATACCAGAACAGCAGCAAAGCAGCGTTGTTTTGCCGTTATTCAAATTTTAGAAAGGGGGTTGCGGTATAAATGAATGCAAATGACTTCTTTTTGCGCGCATTCGGAAGGAATGCAACGATCAACGTCAGAACGCAGCTTGAAGAAGAATTCACAGAAGTTTTCTTCAAGGAACTGGCGACAGCTTGCGCCATAAACATGATCGCAAACACGATCGCAAAATGCGAGATCAGAACCTTCATAAAGGGGAAGCCCGAAAGAAAAGAAGAATACTACTTGTGGAATTATGAACCGAACCAGAATGAAAATTCAAGTGACATGATCCAGAAGTTTATCACAAATTTGTGCTATGACAACGAAGCATTGATAATCGAATACAACGGCAGACTATATGTTGCAGACGCATTCACGCGCAGGCAGTACGCATTTTATGACGACGTGTTTTCAAACATCGTCGTGGGCGACATGACCTTGCAAAGAAGCTACAAACAAAGCGAAGTGATCTATATGCAATTAAATAATATAGACGCACGGCAGCGACTTGAAGGATCATACACAAGTTATGGCAAAGTGGTTGCACAGGCGATCAGAACTTCACTTCGCGCAGGCGGTCAAAAAGGTATATTAAACATTGACGCGCAGACATCGGCGCAGCCAAACTTCACAGAACAGTTGCAGGAATTGATCAACAATCGTTTCAGACCGTTTTTTGAAAGCAATCAAGCAGTGTTGCCGTTGACAAGTGGCTATACATACACCGATGTTACAAAAAACAGTCAGTCAATGCCAACGCCAGCCGATCTGAATGAGCGCATAAACTATGAATTTGAAATGGCTGGGCGCGCTTTCAGAATTCCGAAAGCGTTAATGCTGGGCGACGTTTCAGACGTTGAGCAGATCACAAAAAACTTTCTGACATTCGCTATTGATCCGATCTGCGAGAAGTTCGGAGAAGAAGCGACGCGCAAAAGATATGGTGCAAAGCAATTCGCAAAAGGCAATTATATTGACGTGAACACGAATTGCATTCAGCATATAGACATTTTCGAGCAGGCAACAAACAGCGACAAGCTATTGTCAAGCGGTCTTTACTGCATTGATGAATTACGCGTGAAGCTGGGCGACACCGCCTTGAACGAAGAATGGTCAAAACAACATTACATCACGAAGAACTACGCGGAAGCGTCACAGTTTGATCATTTAGGAAAGGGGGGCGAATAGGGTTGAAAGGTCAAGAACAGAAGCAAACAAAATATTGTTTCAGACAGGAAGCAGGAAGCAACATTCATCAACTTTACATTTATGACGATGTGTCAGAATATGGCACATTTGACTGGTGGACATGGGAATATAAAGAAAGCGAAACAAGCGCAGAATTCTTCCGCAAGGCACTGGCAGAAATTCCAGAAACCGACACAATCGAACTTCACATCAATTCGTATGGCGGTTCGGTCAAAGAAGGCGTTGCAATTTATAACCAGTTAAAGCAGAAGAAGTGCAAAGAAATTATTGCATACGTTGACGGCTTCGCATATTCTATCGCTTCAATTATCTTGCAGGCAGCAGACCGCAGGATCATGGGGCTGGGAACAAGTCTTCTGATCCACAATATGTGGCTGCAAGTAGCAGGAAACGCAGACGACTTGCGAAAGGCAGCAGACGATCTGGACGTGTTAATGGAAAGCAACCGCCAGATCTACATGGACAAAGTCAATATCACAGAAGACGAGTTGATCGAAATGCTGAACGCCGAAACCTATTTGACACCACAGCAGGCAGTCGAAATGGGCTTCGCCGATGAAGTCGGCGGCGGCAGTGACGACGCAGGAGCAAACACAATGCTGGAGCAAATGCAACAGCAGCTTTCACAAATGCGCCGCACCATGACAGAGCAAAAAGCCTTCAAAGCTGAATTGCAGCAATTCTTCCAGAGTTCAAAGAAAAAGGACGACGAAGAACAGAAGGACGATGAAGACGACGAAGACGACGATCAGAAGGACGATGAAACGGACACTGACGATCAGAAAGATACAGACGACGACAAGGACGACGAAAAGAAAAAAGATCCCGAAGAAAAGGGAAAAACAAAACTTGCTGGACTGCTTGCAAGAGCAGCAGCGCAGAATTTGAGAAAAGAGAGGAAATAAACACATGAAAAGCAAAGACGTTGAAATGTTGACACGCGAAGAACTGGCGCAGAAGTTTTCTGACGCATTAAAGACCGACGATCCAGAACAGGTCGCACAGGCAATGGCTGACATGGCAGACGGCATTCAGCAGGAAATTTTACAGAAGGCAAAGGACATGGCAGCAGTTGAGCAGATGGACGCGCAGGCGTTAAATGCAAGAGGACTTCGCCAGCTTACTTCTGACGAAAAGAAATACTATGAAAAGGTTATCGGCGCAATGCGCAGCGATACACCAAAACAGGCACTTGCAAACCTTGACGTGACAATGCCGAAGACAATTATTGAAAGCGTATTCGAGGACTTGAAGCGCGATCACCCTTTACTTGCAGCAGTTACCTTCACAAATACAACCTACATGACAGAGTTTATTTTGAACAAGAACGGCAAGCAGAAGGCAGTCTGGGGCGCAATCACAGCAGAGATCACAAAGGAACTGGAAGGCGAATTCGAGAAATTCGACGTTGTATTGAATTCCTTAACAGCATTCCTTCCAGTTGCAAAATCTATGCTGGATCTGGGCGCAACATGGCTTGACAGCTATGTGCGTGAAGTTCTCAAAGAAGCAATGTACGCAGGACTTGAAGAAGGTATCGTGTGCGGAACTGGCGTTGATATGCCAATCGGTATGATGAAAGACATTGAAGCAGCGCACGCAGACGGCGAAGCATACCCAGACAAAGAAGCGATTGCAATTTCTTCTTTTTCCGCTGACCAGTACGGCGCAGTGCTTGCAAAACTGGCAGTCAGCAGAAATGGCAGACCGCGCGCAGTAAACGGCGTGATCATGGTTGTAAATCCAGTGGACTACTTCAACAAGATCATGCCTGCAACTACCGTTCAGCGTCCAGACGGCACATTCGCAAATAACGTGTTGCCATATCCTACAACCGTTATTCAGTGCGAAGAAGTACCAGAAGGCAAAGCCATTGTCGGTATCGCTGCAAAATATTTTATGGGTATCGGAACAAGCAAAGACGGCGTGATCGAATACGACGACAGCTACAAGTTTTTGCAGCGTGAAAGAATTTATGCTGCTTTCCTTTACGGAAACGGCAAGCCGCTTGACAACAACGCTTTCGTTGTGCTTGACATTTCCGCAGTACAGCCAATGGTTTACCGTGTTGAAACAGTTGGCAGCGCAGCAAGCGCGACAGCAGTGGCGGCAACTTCTGACGTTGTAGAGGTTGAAAAGACCGCATGGACAGAAGCAGAATTGAACGCCATGACAGTTGCACAGATCGAAGGACTGGCAGCATATAAGAATTACACCTTAACAGGCAGCACAAAGGCAGAGAAGATCACTTCCTTCCTTGAAGCCCAGACAGCAGCGCAGGCGTAAAATAACAAGGCAGCAGGGCGAACAACCTTGCTGCCGTTACTTGAAGGCGGTGGAATATGACACAGGAAGAAAAAACAAAGCTGCTTGAAATTGTTTTGAATGATTTAGACATCACTTTTGACGATGAAATGACAAAAAAGAAGATCGACAGACTGATCGACAGTGGCGCAGCGTATCTGGAAGACAAATTCGGAAGGGAAATTGACTTCAACGCGGACAAAATCGCGCTGGATCTGCTGATCTCATATTGCAGATACGGAAGATCGAACGCCATTGAACAGTTTGAACACGACTTCAAAAGCAATCTGACCGCATTTGCGCTTCGCGGTGCTATGCTTACGGCAAAAGAGAAAAAGGAAGCGCAGGAAGGGGCGCAAAATGAAGTCTAAATTTGAAGAATTCAACGACGGAGCAGTCAAAATCTTCAAAGAAAACGAAGAAGGCAAGCTGGAACGAAGGATCGCAGCAGATCTTCGCTTCGGAGAAGAAAACGTCAGCATACAACGCCATTACGCCGCGAAAGTTTCCGACGAACAAGTGGACAAAGTGATCCACATTCAGTTGCAAAAGGGCATTGCCGCGCACGATGTTGTCGTGATTGACGAAGAACAATTCGCCGTTGAAAAGATTGACCAGATAAAAGATACACTGCCCCCGATCACAAAACTTTCACTGGTCAAGCTGGAGAAGCACAGGCAGAAAGAATTTGCATAAATGGCAAAAAACACAGTAGTACAAGCCGACGCATTCGGCGACGCAATCGGGGAAGCCTTGCAGGAAATCAGCGACGAAGTGACGCAGAAGGTTTTTGCAATGGTAGACAAAGCCGCTGACAAATGCAACGACACAGCCCAGCAATATTTATATAAAGGGCATGGAGAAAAAACAGGCGACTATAAAAGCCATTTTGCCGTTGCGCGCGAAACAGTATCAAAAAGACACCACAAAGCAACGTGGCACGTCGAAGCCCCAGAATACAGATTGACACATCTTCTGGAGAATGGACACGCTACACGCGACGGCACAAAAAGAACAAAGCCAGTGAAACACATTAAGCACGGAACGGCTGCGGCTGAAAAATTGCTTGACGAAGAACTGGCGAAGCTATGAAAGAAGGTGGCGTGAATGGACTTTGAAAAGCTGATTGAAGAAGCAACAGGGCTGCCAACGGCAGACACGGCATTTGCAAGACCACAAAAGCTGCCGTTTGTTATCTTCATAGACAGACCAACGACGGACGGCGACGACTTCAACAAAAGGATCATAGAACATGATCTGGCGGTTGAATTCTACGCAGAACGGATCGACAGAACAAACGAAGCAAAACTGGAAGAATTATTCGACAAAATGAACTGGCGGTGGACACGCAACAGGGAATATTTGCCGAAGCCAGAAGACTGCTTCGTCACAGTATATGAATTTCAAAGCATTTTTGAAAAATGCGGAAAGGAAACATAAAAATGGCAAAGAAGGGATCAAAACAGAAAGTGACACTGGGATCTGGTAAGTTATACATGATGGTTTTTAGTGGTTCACTTCCTGCAACATTCAAAGAATTACTTGCAACCATGATCACAGACGCAAACCACGCAGGCTGGATCAAAGGCGGTGCAAGTATCGAGTACAAACCGACAATGACAGTTGAAAAAGACGATCTGGGAATGGTCGTAAAAGAGATTTTGACCGACGAAGAAGCGACGTTCAAGTCTGGTCTTTTCACATGGAACGCGGAAGTTTTGGCGAAGTTATCTGCAACAGCGCGTATCACAACCGAAACCGACGCAGACAAGAAATACAGAATTTTGCGCGTCGGCGGCACAGGAAACGACGACGGCAAACAGTATGTATTATTATTTGTCCATGAAGATCCAGTCGAAGGCAACTGCTATCTGGCAGTGGTAGGAAGAAACACAGCAGGCTTCACAATCACATTTGCAGCAGACAGCGCAACCGTGATTGACGCTGAATTCACTTGCAAGCCGCAGGACAACAACGGAACATTGATCCAGTTTGTTGAAGAATTTGAAGAAGACTACCAAGACACATATACCGAAGACGAATTGAACGCCTTGACGATTGACCAGATCAAGACGATTGCAGCAGCGAAGGGCTACACAATCACAAAGACGGTAAAAGCTGACATTATCGCAGAATTTATCGCAGCACAGACAGCAGCACAGGGCGAAGCAACATCATAAAAGCAACACTGAAACAGGGCTGGGCGTAGCAGTCCAGCCCATATTTTAACGTAAAGGAAGGAAAGCAAACATGGCATATTCAATCATATTTCAAAAAGCAAAAAGAAACTTTATGACCGTAACTTTTGAAGACGAACGCGAAGACGGCACACCATACGAAAAGGTTATTTGTGTAGGAATGCCGAAAAAGCGCGTATTTGATAAGTTAATGGACATTAGCGACATGACGGCAGACGAAGAACCGCAAACAAAAGCAGAGAAAAACCAGATAAACCGCATGAAGATCAACGCGTTATATGAAACCGTTGCAGAAATCTTGTCAAACAATTTGAGCCGCGAAAAAATCACGGCTGAATGGGTGGGCGATATGATGACCACAGACGAATTGAAAGACTTTATGCAGCAGTACGCTAAATTTGCACGCGGAGAAGCTACAAACCCAAATTAGTATTGCCCTTCTATCCCATTGACGATGAAGGGCTTTTCGACATTCCGACATTCTGGGAACATTTAGTGCATGAATACACAGGATTGAACGTGCAGCAGATAGAAGAACTGGAATACATCGACTATTTGCAGTATAAGCGTGACGCATTTATAACACGAATGAACCAGACCGAAGAAGGCAGGGAATATCTGGAGAATGCAAAGACGTTGTCGGCTACAAAGCCAGACCGCGACAGCTTGCGGCAACTTTTCGGCAAAGGAAAATAAAAACGCATGGCAAAGGGCTTCAAAGGAATTACAGTTGAAATCGACGGCAACGCGGAGAAATTAGACAAAGCACTTTCACAAGTCAATTCAAGCGCAAAAGCGACGCAAAAAGAGTTGAAGGGTATAAATTCGCTGATGAAGTTAGATCCAAGCAACGCGGAACTGGCAGCGCAAAAACAAATGTTGCTGGCGCAAGCCGTGCAACAGACCGAAGACAAATTGAAACTGCTGGAGCAGGCACAGAAAGAAGCTGCGGCAGCAGGAATGACAGTAAACGACGAAGCATACAGAAATTTGCAACGCGAAATCGTGTTGACAACTTCAAAACTGAATGAATACAAAAACGATCTGAAAACGATCGAAGAACAACAGAAAAAAGCCGCGAAAGAAGCGGAAACTTTCGGACAAAAGATCTATAAAATCGCAAGCCACATCCCAGTTGTGAACAAACTGGCTGACGGCTTCGTGAAGGTAAAAACAAAAGTCGCTGACGCAGTAAAAAACAACGACAAAATAAAAGCAATCGGAACGGCAGTTGACACAGTAAAAAACAAAGTCACTGGACTGGCTGACAAAGTGCCAGTGATCGGGAAGGTTGCAAGTGGTTTTCAAGCAGTAGGAAAAGCAGTGGACGCAGTCAAAAGCAAATTGCCGTCGTTTAGTTCGGCAATGTCGGCAGCAGGCAACGCGGCAGCTTCGGCAGCAAAAGGCGGCTTCACAGTTCTTTCAACAACTGTCACAGGCACGATCAAAGCCTTTTCGGCATATGCAACGGCAGCAGTCACAGCAGCAACAGCAGTCACGAAAGCGGCAGTGTCAAATTATGCGTCATATGAACAGCTTGTGGGCGGCGTAGAAACACTTTTCGGAGAAAGCGCAGGACTTGTGCAGGAATACGCAGCAAACGCCTATAAAACGGCTGGACTGTCGGCGAATTCATACATGGAAACCGTGACCAGCTTTTCAGCTTCGCTTTTGCAAAGCCTTGACGGCGACACGAAGGCAGCGGCAGAAAAAGCAGACATGGCAATCACGGATATGTCGGACAATGCAAACAAAATGGGAACATCAATGGAGAGTTTGCAAACGACATATGCTGGCTTTGCAAAACAAAACTTCACAATGTTAGACAACTTAAAGCTGGGATATGGCGGCACGAAAGAAGAAATGCAAAGACTTCTGGACGACGCGACAAAACTTTCTGGCGTTGAGTATGACATATCATCATATGCAGACATTGTGGACGCGATCCACGTCGTTCAAACCGAAATGGGGATCACAGGAACGACAGCAAAAGAAGCAAGCACAACCATTGAAGGTTCTATCAGCGCAGCAAAAGGCGCGTTCGATAATTTAATGACAGGACTTGCAGACGAAGACGCGGATCTGGACGCACTGATCGACGAAATGATCGCAGCAGCGGAAACAGTCGTTGAAAATGTCGCGCCGCGCATTATGCAGACGATCACTTCGATTGTCGGCAGCGTTCCGCAAATTATATCGGGGCTTTCTGGAATTGTTGCAGGAGTAGCAGGAGAACTGGGCGGCATGGCGCAAACCTTGTTGCCACAACTGACGCAATCTTTTTTCACGATCATATCGTCAGTTATTGAAATACTGCCACAGCTTTTGCCGCAATTACTCACAGCAGCAACCGACTTTTTCATGGGTATTCTGAACGGACTAAACACCGTTATACCGCAGCTTGCGGCGCAGATCCCGATCCTAATAAACCAAATCACAACGACACTGACCGCAAACTTGCCACAAATCATCACGGCAGGCATTCAAATTCTTGTGAATTTGATCAACGGTATCACTTCCGCAATTCCAGCACTAATCGAAGCAATAATCGCACTATTTCCAGTTATCATCAACGCAATACTGGGCGCACTGCCACAAATCATCGAAGCAGGAATAAACTTGCTGATGTCGTTAATATCGGGCATTGTGCAGGCAATACCGCAGTTGATCGCAATGTTGCCGACAATCATTTCAACGATCGTTTCGACACTCACAACAATGCTGCCACAGATCATTCAAGCAGGCATAACGCTTCTGAATTCGTTAATTTCTGGAATAACGCAGGCAATACCGCAGTTGATCGCAATGTTGCCGACGATTATTTCAACCACCGTGAATACACTGATCGCAAACTTGCCGCAGATTATTTCTGCTGGTATTCAGTTGATCGGGGCATTGATCAGCGGACTAATTCAAGCGATACCGTCA